ATCAAAAGTCGCAATGGCTGTATCTGTGGCTGAAGCAGGACCGACCACATCGCCGTTTAAACCACCACCACTCACCACGTTTGTACCATCACAATACAACAGGGCTGTGCCGCCATTAGGTACAGAAATTCCCGTACCGGCAGAGGTTTTTAACGTGACTGCAAACCCGCCCGATACCGAGTTCTTGATGATGTAAATCTTGGACAACGCAGGGCAGATAACCGTAGCTGCTGCGCCCGGTGTGCCTGAGCATTGTAGGATTGCACAACGTGCTTCGTCTGTGGTTCCGTCGGCAGTAGTTAGCGTGTGACTAGCGGTAGTCCAAGTGTTAATTGTGGCAAGACCAGCAATTGCTTGCTCAATCATTGATGTGACACTATCGTTTAAGGTTGAACCCCAAACTCCATTCAGCTCGCCCGTAACAGGCAACGCCAATTGCAGTATTGGGGTATAAGCTGTAGTCATGGTAAATCCTTTGTCAAATAGACATGCGCTTTGCGCTGTTTAATAAATAAGACCATTCTCTTGCTTACCCCATGCTCAACAGCAGTTTTAGATAGCGACAATGGACTATAAAATATTTCTTTAACTTTATCTACAGATAGTTTGGCATTGTTGCCGCGCTTACCTGCTCTAGACTTGCGTGATGCTGTGATCGCTGTTTCACGATGTTGGTGTAACGCAGTAATGCATTTTTGACTGCCATCAACCGTGTGGTACGTTCTAGCGCCTCGACCAATTTTAATTGGCGGAAATTGCTCATCTAAATGCGCCCAAGAAGACCCACGCCGCGCATCACGAATACAATCCCTGCTTGCCAATACGCCAAATACGCTTAACACCTCATCAACCAAGGATTGATTGGTAATTGATGCTGTATCTGGATTCCTAATGTATTGAACAATTTGTTCAGTTAGCAGTGACTGCGCTTGCTGTTCGCCTTTGGCAGTATTTTGATTGCCGTAATTAAAACCATGATCCGTTAAGTTATAACCGCCATCGCTGACATGCGCTTTGTAGTCACCAATCAATGACATCTCTGCATCGCGCAAAGCCTGTACGTCTTGAGTTTCGTATATAGGTTCGATGTAAAAATTATTAACACCATGTTTACGCATGGCGCGGTACAGCGGCTTATCAACGTCTGTGTTAGCTGCACTTTTATGTTCACGCCAACGTTTCGATAGCGCACAAGTAGTCAACCCGATATAAACGCGGTCATTGACTAAGTTGGCTATCTTATAAACCTGCATTAGTAATCCTTACGTTACAACATCTGTCCAGCTTGTGGACTGTGTGTTATTGATATTTTGCCAGTTTGCGTTCTGTGAGTCATCTATTAAATTCCACAAAAACAACGATGTAACTTGGTCTAGCGCCGCAACACTTTCATTCACGCTTGCTGCAAAGCTCATTACGTTTGATACGGCATCTGCTGCGGCTAACGATTCTGCTACCGAGACTACAAAATTTACATTGGCTACAAACGCATCACTTGCTGCGGCGGTCTCAGAAACAACACCACCAATTGCCGCCAAAATACTATCAGCAGAATCTGTTGCCGTTGCCGTTTCCGTCAAACTTGGGTTAAACGTGTTGTCGCCGGAAGTATCTGTATCTGTGCCTGTTACTGATTCACTAATTAAACCCGCAAATTCCTGTTGTGCTGCGTCTGAATCTGTTGCCGTTGCGGTTTCACTAGCCGAGCGATCATATACTGACATGCCCCAACCAGCTTGACCCCAAGTGCCGGAACTCCAGCCGCCCTCAGCCATATTAGCCTGCCAAAGACAACGTGTAAGTTACATTTAAAACATCGCCGTTAGCTACTGAGCGGTCGCCGGGTGCGCCAAAGTCTGCTGCCGAAAACAGCGTACCTGTTGTGCCGCTCTTTGTGTTGTTGCTTGTCAGGAACGCGCCGCCCACCGTTGCTGTCGCATTGATGTTAAACGAGGCAGGAGACGCTGAATTGGTAGCCACTGAGGGGTTAGCCGTAGTAGGTGTGCCAAACGTGCATACGGGGCGTGTAGCGTTGCTATACGGTACAACCTCTGTCCACCCTGCGTGAGAAGACATGGTATCGCTTGCAGCAGGAGTGTTTGATGCACCAGCACCGTATAGACCAAGATACCAAGTCGCTGTGTAAGAACTGCCTGTGAAGTATTTGGCGTTCATGTCTTGCAAGCCAACGTTGACCACGAGGTTCTTTGACTCAGCTTCCCACTTCAGGTTGCCCTGTGCGTCAAAGCATTGGATTGTGTAAACACCCGTGGCTGCGGCTTTTTCACCAGAGTGTGTACCCATGACGAGTCCTGCTGTCATTTGGTCTGTAGAAGTTGTTTTATCGTTAAACATGTTTAGTCCTTACGCTGAACGCACAATGGCGTTTTGGAAATCTGCTAGTGGGAAGTCAATGACGAAGTCGCCACTAGAAGTTGTTTTATCTTCACCAAAATCTAGCACTGCGATAGCTGGGTTTGTTGCACCGTCAAGTTTATAAATCAATGCGCCACGCGCCGTAATTGAAGTAACAGCCCAAGTCACGGTAGCAAAGCTCATAAACGCCACGTTGTTTGCAAGCGTTGGGTTAGTTGATATGGTCAACACCTGTCCCCCTGCCGTGTAGCCTGTGCCGCTAGATTCATTCGTTGTCGAGTACACCGTGGTATCCGCATTCAGGTTCGCCGCAGACGTATAGAGCGCAATCTTAAAGACTTGCGTAGTCGTGCTGCTAAAGTTAAATACGCCCTCTAGCAAGCCCTTCTTGTACGAATTGACGATGGTTTGCGTAATCATGAAACATCCTGACGGAACTGACCCGACCTGTACGCATCTTGACGCTGCTTGCCATCACCCAAGTTCTTGAGCAACATGATGGATTGTAGGTACAGCTTATCGTACACAGCGGTAGTCTCAGGCTCGCCCTTCATGAATCGCAGAGCTTCAATCAACGCGCCGTTCAGCAAAGCCGAATCAAAGTTGTCACCCAACCACGATGTACCCGCAGTCACAATTGACTCAGGGTAGTAGAAATAGTGAAGCTCAACCGAATACGTGGAGTTAGGCGTGGGTCCGAGGATTAAACTCAGTTCAGTCACCGAGCTACTGTTCGGTCCGAAGATGGCGTAATACTTTGGCAGTCCGGTGCTTGCGGGGGTTGGGTACGCTTGGCGAATAAAGTTAACGTCTTTGTTGAGCAAATACTCGTAAGAGCCATCAGCTTTAATTACGGCAAGAGAGTACACGGACAAGAAATCGCCCGGAGTAGACAGGTACTTGTTACTAGCGGTCAACGTGCCAGTAACGTTTTTGCGAAGGTTTGAAATCTGAACGGTGTTGTAAATCTTCTGTTCAGCTTGCTGCGTGAACATAGCCAATTCATCTGCGGTAAACGAGTTCTCGCAAATGTCGGCAATGTTCGCACACAAGGTCGCATAGTTCATGCCATCGGACCTCTAGCCATTTTGCCTTTAGTCTGCGCTTTACCGCCACGCACGACAATGCCGCTAGTCTTTACGTCATCGCGTCCGGGGTCGCCCGTGCTTACGCGAGGTGCGGGCATGCCACATCTCATGTCTTTTGCCGATAACGTATTGGGATCAACCGAGCCGCTCACAGCTTGCTGTGGGTTAATCTTGCCGCCACGCATGGTGTGGGGTTCAGCGTAAACAGATGCAGCGCCCACTTCTTTGCCCATCATTTTCTGACTAAATTTAGCCATGATTACCCCTGATTCGCAACACGGGCTAAACCACGACCCATTTTTTTCATTGCTTCAGATGAAACGCCAGCAGATTTTTTGCCGCCTTTCATGCCCAAGACTTTCGGCTCAACAGTGCCTAAGTTCTTAACGTCAGTCTTACCTTTTTTTGCCACGCCATCAGCGCCACGTTTATATGCCATGATAGGCTCCTAAGAAATTGTAACTTGCCCAACAAACGAAGTAGTCGTCATACCAATTACTTGCATCACCTGTGACCGACTCTGTGGGTATCCCGTAAAGTCCGGTCTTGGATTGCGGATTGCTTGCGGATCATCAACGGGGTACATGCCTAGTTGAAGCTGCGGTTGATCGGGACTCCAGCACTCATTACAAGCCTTAATGTTAGTGGTTTTGGTCTTAACAATAAGATAACGTAGTGTCCGTAGTTTATACCGAAAGCCGCAAATATCACACTCTGCAATTGCTTTACTATCGGATGCAAACTTATTACCCACGACTAGCTCCGAATGCCCACAATGCGCGGCACAAACCGTACTGAAGCTTTCTCACGATCCTCTTGTGCTGCCAAGTCAAACTGAAACTCATATTCTTGTTTAAGCATCTGCATGCGTGGTGCAAGCTCAGGTATCTTCATTGCAATGTAATAAGCTAGTCCTGCCGCAATTGCTGGCAAGAACCGGAAGTTTGCGTCTTGAGTATTCGCACCCGTACCAGCGTCATCAATACGGCGCATGCGCCAGTATTTGAAAATGTAATAAGGTGCGGCTTCTGTACCTTGGTTGGGGACAGGCCATACGACAATCTTAGGGTTATCTCGTAGTCTGCGAACCCATACTTGGATGGGGCGACCTTGTGCTAACTTGTTAGGGATTGTGGCGTAAGTGGATACGCTAATACGAGATATAGTTAAATCAGACTGAGTGGCGTAATTGCCCGCACCTGTTCTGACCACATGATCCATCAAGTCAATGGTATCGGCAGGTAGGTCGTACTCTGCCTGTCCTTGCACGAGGTTGACTGTGCCTTCGTCAATTGTCCACATGTTGATGCCACGGTTTTGGAACTCAATGGTCATCAAGTTCATAGAACGCGTAGCTGTGCGTAGGTCGTAACCTGTACGCATTTCTTTACCGGCACGCTCAAACGCCTCTTCTGCCAGTTCAGCGAAGTCTAGGTCAAAGACAGTGGTTCCGGAAACAGCCATTATCTAAATCCCGATGTTTTCTTAGCAATTTTTTTAGGTTGGGCGACAAACTGTTTGCCTGCTGCCTTACCTTTACGCTTTGCTTTAGTTGTGGCTGCGTACTCCGCAGGGCTAAGGGACTCAATAGCTTTCTTGGGCAAATACCGTTCACCTGTCTCAGACGATTTCTTGCCTGACTTGGTTGTCCATTTCTGGTCACCCCAAGCTTTTAAAGACTGCTGCGGTTTTGCTAGGCTACTCATTTGTATCCACCACCTGCGGCTTTATATCGTTTAGCCATCAATTGTGCTTTTCTGGCTGACCATTGCCCTGCGCCTGTACCTTGAACCGCCGCAGCTTTTACGCTGTTAAAAATACGTTTACGCAATTCTGGTTTGGTGTAATTGCCCGATTCATTAACTTTAGACTTAACCTCACCGCCTTCAGCATATTGCGTAAACTTATCGCCATCCTTGCGGCGCATCGTTTTGCCCTTTGGCATCTTAGATGGGAGGATTGCCCCCATCCCGCGAGAGGCTCTCATACAAAACGACCTTTAGTCTTGCCACGTTGAGCAATACCGTCACCGCGCTTGGCTTTGACTGCGCCGCCTTTCTTAAACGGTGAGGCATTTAGTGCTTCACGTTCCGCACGACTCATCGGTTTATTTCTACGGCTAGTTATGCGTGGTTCGACATCGGTAGTAGGCATACGTGTGCGCGGGACAACTCTACCACGTGGCTCTTGCGCTCTTTCAATAAGGTCGCCAATTGGTCCGTTACGGCTGTAGTCGCCACGACTAGGCGCAACAGTAGGCGCAGGTGTAGCTCGCGGTGCGGGTTCCATTTCAGGCTCAGGTAATTCACGACCTGCAAGGCGGCGTGGTGCGGCTACAGGGATAGCCACTGCTTCGGGCATATTAACTTCACGCTCCATTAAGTCAGCAGCTTCTTTGTCAGTCAGGCGTTTAAAACCTTTTGAGCCGGGACCCGTGGTTTCTTCGATAGCCGCTGCACGATCTGCGGGGCGGATATTTTCATTGCGACCAATACTTAAACCAGCAGCTAACGCTTCGGGAGATAATTCAAACTCGCCACCCGTTCTAAATTTACGTTTCTTTTTCATAGCATTTTGCCTTTAGTTTTGCCTTTGATGCAACAACCATCTGCACGCTTAGAAACAGAACCACCCTTTGCCATGCCGCCCGATTCAAACGGAGTCGAGCCGGGTTCGATCTTACCCATTGCGGGGACACCCTTGTACTTAGGCGCACCCATCATCGTACCCATGCCGGGAGTCTTCATCTTCATCGGCGCTTTCTTGCCTTTTGCCATCACTGGCGACACAAGCGCGTCTTGATCTTCAGGTTGCTGTGGCATTCTCATGTTGGTTCCTTAGCAGGCGCGTCCGCCGGATTTCATTTTGACCATTTTGCCTTCGGATTTGCCCTTAGACTCAATGCCGCCGCCCTTTGCCATCTTGGTCATGCCGCCTGCTTTAGCAGCAAACGCAGGAACTTTTTTACCGTCTTTCATAATCATTGGCATGCCGCCCTTCTTGAGCGCAGCCATATCGGTCTTCTTGCCACCGTGCATTTGTTTGTCGTGCATGCCCACGGCTTTCTTGACCATAGCTTTGTCTTGAGCCTTGTCCATCTTCATGTCTTTCATAGCGCCACCTTCCCTAAATGTTTTGCCTTTATCGGCAGTGTTGAAGTCTTTACCTACAGATTGAGCTACACCGACTTTTTTGGCAAACGCAGGATTATGTGCGACTGCCGCCATAAAATTAGATTGTTTCTTTGATGTACTGGGCATTAACATTTCCACCGTTTGAGACTTGCAGCTTTACGAGTGGGCTTGCCGCTCTCATCTTTCATCGGACCGGGCATTCCCGACATGCGAGCGCAAAATGATTTCTTGCGTGGACCGCCTTCAGGCTGTGGAGCCTTTAGGTTTGATCCGGTTGCCTTGTTATAAACAGCCCTACCTTTGGCAGTTAAACCCGCCCCCTGTTTGACCGGCAGCTTCTCACCACGACCGATAGCCAAAGAGGGGGTTTTCTTAGCCATAATAAATGTTTGCAGATGTAACGTTGGTCATAATCATGTAAATGCCGTTCTGCACAAGAATGCCTTCGCCCGGAATCAATGCAAAGTTACCGAACAAATCACCTGCGCCTGTATCATACGAACACAACCAAAGCGTTGAGTACGACATAGCTGTACTTGCCGCAATTGTGCCGGAGTTAATGTCAGTCAAGGTAAAAGTGTTTGCGCCTGTCTTAGTAATTGTGTAATTACCGTTTGTTGCAGACGAACCAGAAGCAGTTGCAAAAGCAAAGCCACGCACATCACCAGTTGATAACCCGTGAGCAGTGCTAGTTACCGTAACGGTTGTACCAGAACGAGCATAGGTTGCCGTTGTTACCGGCGCAGTTGTTGTATCAAACACATCAAGCGTACCTGCAGTGGCAGTGCCAACTACAGACAATGCCTTGAGCCGTGTACGACCTAACAACATAAATCCAGTGTTGTTTAGGTGTCCGGCTTTGACGTCAGTTTGCATCATAGTAATCTCCCAAAGTTTAAACGGGGGCGAACCCCCTTAGAAGATTAAGCTGTACGTGAGAACGTATAAGCAGTTGCGCTTGCAAACATTAGCGTAAAGCGAGCAATACCTGTAGCGCCAGCAGCAATAGTCAGATCGCCAAAGCTTCCGGGGGTGTCCGCAGCGGCTGAAGACAAGATGCCGTTTACAGCAACAACCATCGTTACAGTGCTTGCACCAGCGGTGTTGTCAACATAAAGGTCGAACACAGACCCGCGAACCGCACCAAGAGCTGCGCCAAGCAATGTGCCTGTAGGGAGCGTAATTGCCGTTGCTG